GAACACAGTGGCGTCGTTCGTGCTCTGGCTGATGTGGTAAATCTCGCCGGTGAGGACGGCTTGTTCGCCGAGGTCCGCGAGGGCTGGCCAGTAGAAGTCGTAGCGCGTCGAGCGCGTCCACTTCTTGTGCATGCCCTGCTGATAGCTGAGTTCGGTGCGGACGTTGATCAGTCCGAGGATGTATCCGTGTTCGGTTGCCGCGTAGGAGGCGTGGTGTTGGCCCGCTGCTTGGCCAGTAGCTCCGAGAGCGCCCAGCGGCACGCCAGCTGTCGGAGCTGTCTGCGCCACAGGTGTGAAATTGAGCGGTGTTTGTCCGCCGCCGATGTATTCGGGGCGTTGGAGACGGAAGTCTGGGTTCGTGGCGTCGAAGTGTTGCTTGACGAGCTCGACATAGCGGGTACCTCCGCGGGCGTCACGCTCGAGGAGGGATTGAATCATCCAGGCTTGGCGGAGCGTGTTGACGCCGATGCCGGTCACTGCGGAGAGATCCGCGTAGATCTGTGGCACTTCGTACGGGCCGACGCCGCCCGTGGAGGCGGATTTGAAGTAGACCTGTTGGACGGCCGGGTCCATCCACTGGGCGTAGCTGGGGTTGCCGCCCCCGGTTTCCCAGACGTTGGTGGGCACGACGCCAGGCGTGGTGCTGTTGGGGAAGCCGATGCCGTAGACCGGCGCGAGTCCCGCGATCGGCACGGTGGGTGCCGTGAATTTCTGCGGCCAGGGGAGCGCGCTGGTGAAGTAGTCGTGACTTTTCGCGCGTTGGCGGACGACATAGTTGGCGAGAGTGTCTGGTCCGTCGTTCAGCGCGATGGTGGCGCTGTTTTGGAGATTTTCGTCGCGGAACCAGTAGTGCCATATCTGGTTGTAGGCGCGTGCCGGGAGGTTGTTGACCGTCGTGATGTCGGCGCCGGTGACCTGTCCGGCTGTGGGGATGCCGAAGTAGTCGTAGAGGCTTCCGGCAACGAACCCACCCGCGGCGCTGCTGACGACCGGCACGGAGTACGCGATGGTGTCGGCGGGGTTCAGTTGTTCGCCCATCATTTTGACGAAGTTGGTCCAGAGTAATCGGGCCGGTACGAAGAAGAAGAAGGTGTCGATCCGCTGGTTGTCGAAGATCGGGAACAGCGGTGTGCTCATCCGCACGTAGGCGGTGACGTTGTACTTCATGTGGTCGCCGGGGAGTATTTCATCCACGAGGAAGGGAATGAGATATCCGGCGTTGAAGGTGGTTTTGTGGGTCCAGCTGCCGATGAAGCGGGAGCGCGGCACGCGGCTCCCTTCGATGGTGGCGGCGTTGGCCTGGCTGACGAGCTGTCGGCTCGGCAGGTAGTAGTCGTTCTTGGGCATGGTCAGGCTCCTTCGACAAGCTTGATCTTGTCGGTGTTGGGCGCGAGGGCATCGCGCATTTGGACGCCGCTGATGACGAGCTCGCGGCGTGGTTCGATCGCGATGATGCCGTCGTCGGTGAGTTTGATGTAGCCCAGGGCGTAGAGGTCGTAGTCCTCGGGGTACTTGTGGATCGGGCTTTGTTCGTTTTGCATCGCCTCCCGGAAGTTTCGGATTGCCACGCTGTGGTGGCGGTGGAGTGCGATGATGCCAGCGGCAATGTCGTTGGCTTTGTTGTCGATGATCGCGTAGAGGGTGATCTCGCCTGTCATGGTGTTTCCTTTGCCCGCGCAGCGGGCGATGACGGTGGGTTTCCGGAAATCGACCGCTGGGCGGTATCGGTTTCCTAATTAGGGCGCGGAGTGCGCCTAATTCGTTCTCAGCTGAGCTGAGCTCCAGCTGGTTTTACAGTTTTCGTGTGCGTGTGGCGTGGATTTGTCTCTGTGTTTCTTGGATTAGTTCTGATGCGTGTAGTTGTTGTTGGTATGTCTCTGTCAGTGTCGTTGTGTTGTTTTCATTTCTCCATTTTTTTTTCTCCTGTAGTAGTATTTCCTGTTCTGTTTCTGTCGCGGCATTGATCCACGCTTGATGTAGGTAGCGCGGGAGCGCTGTTTTTTTTCCGTCCAGGATGGCGTAGTTGCGCCAGCTGGTGGTGTGTTCGCGAGCGGCGGAGCCGATGCCAGGGCGCCGGCTCATTTGGAGGAACGGCGGCTGGTAGGTGTAGGGCTCCCCGTGCTCGCTGATTTGTTCGCGGTATCCCGCGTTGCGGTCGTAGGCCGCTTTTTTCATGGTGTACCCGGCGCAGTAGGCGATGCGTCCGGGGGTGATGGCGTCGGCGCGGCAGTAGCCTAGACGCCAAAGCGCTTCCAGAGCGCGTCGTTCGGTGGCGCTGACGCCGAAGAGGATCGCGTGGTAGTGCGGTCGGCCGTACCTCTCGCCGTATTCGCCGTTGGCGAAGAAGCGAAGAGTTCGATTTGGGTCGGATCGGCGTAGTGCGCTTCGGGTGCGCTTGAGGAATGCCTGGAGGTGTTTCTTCTCAAGGGTCGGTGGACAGTATTTGTCCTGGTAGGTGAGCGTGAGGAACGTGGCGCTCACGTGTTGCTGCAGTTCGAGGGTGCAGCGGAGCGCCCAGTGTTTGGCGCGGTTGAGGCGGCAGTTGGTACACTTGCCGCAGCCGAGCTTGAGGAGCTCGGCGGGTCCCCGTGGGGGCGTGTTCCCCACGAGGGGTTTCTTGATGCCTGGTTGCTGCCACGCGGTGAGCGGGAGCGCGCAGGGCATGGGCTAGAGGCGGATTCCGCCACGCAGCCCGATTCGCTTGTTGAGCTTGGCGGTGCGGTTGGCGCGGCCGTTAAAGCTCTTGTTGGAGCTGGAGCGGTTAACACGGTGTCGTTTCATCGAAACTCCGTTGGAAGGGGTCTGGGGGGCCGTGGCGGGCCCCCAGTGCACATATTGGGACTCTTGTCAGTATATGTGCTGACTGACACGAAAAGCTAACTTTTTGGGTCTGTCTTTGTGTCCCCTTTTGGGGACATGGCCTTCCTGGCCTCCCGGAGTGACGCCAGTTCGGCGGCTTCTTCTGGGGTTGGTGGTGCCGGAGGAGCTTGAGGCTCCTTCAGGTCGATGGTGCCGGACTCGAGTGCTTCCGCGAGGAGTTGCCAGTTCGGGTAGCGGTCTTTGAGCCATTGCGGGATGAAGTTGTACCGCTGCTGCACGGCGTTGACCGTGGTGAGTGCCTGCTGGAGATCGAGATCGTAGTTGATTTGGGCGCCGGGGATTGCCTGGCGGCCTTTCGTGAAGGCGTCGACGCCGAACTTGGAGATGAGTTTGTTGATGTCGGCATCGTCCTTGAATTCCTGTCGAGTGATCATACGGGAGGACTCGTCGAGCGGGTCGAAGAAGAGGCCGGTCATGAGGGAAATCTCATCGTTGAGGCCGTCATTCTGGCCGCGTATCGGGATCATGGTGTTACCTCGGATTGAGGAAAGGTGTGATGCTGCGGCTCCCCGTGAAGACGTCTTGGAGGAACGGTCGGATGTTTTTGCCGTAGAAGGTTTCATCGATTTTCTGTTGGTTGCCAGCGGCGACGGCGGCCGCTTGTTGGATCATCGCGGTGGCGGTCTGTGTTTTCAGCTGGTGCGGTTGAAGGGCGTTGTTGAAGCGGAAGGCTTGCTCGGCGAGCTTGGCTTGCCAGGCGTTGTAGTCGCCTTGGGCGGTGTCGCGTTTGTTCGCGGCGCTCGCGGCGCCGCGTTGTTCGCGGAGGAGTCCAATCTCTTCGGCGTTTCGCCTGGCGTTGTTGCGCATTTCGACGCTGGCGCGGGCGCTGTTGATTCCGGCTTGTACCGGGTCGCCCATCATGGCGGAGGCTCCCGATGGTGAGCTCGCGCTACGATCGTAGGCGAGGGCCGGGTTCAGGCCCGCGGCGGTGTAGTCCGCGACGGAGCGCTGTACGGCGGTGGTGCTCATGCGCTCCTGGAAGCGCATTTGCTCGCGGGCGATGTCGCGGTTCATGCGGTTCGTACTGGCTTGTCCGCTGACGCCGAGGATCGCGGCGCCAGCGTCCATGAGTCGATCGACGAAGGCCATGTTAGAACCTCCCCATGGTCGCGGGTGTGCTGTACGTCGGCAGTGGTCGTACGGCGTCGCGGTGGATGAGGATGTCTGCGAGGTACTCTTGGAAGAGCGTGCCGGGTGTGGCGCCGGCGGCGAGTACGCGGCTCATCGGGGGTGTGTCCTTGATGAACGTATCGTTGAGCGTTGGTGCCGCGGTGAAGCGCTGGGCGAGGTGCCACGGATCCAGCGTCGAGGCCGCGGTGCTGCGAAAGCGTCCGGAGACGTGGGAGTACATGGTGCGGTATTCGTGCCAGCGCTCCTGGTACCCGAACACAGTGGCGTCGTTCGTGCTCTGGCTGATGTGGTAAATCTCGCCGGTGAGGACGGCTTGTTCGCCGAGGTCCGCGAGGGCTGGCCAGTAGAAGTCGTAGCGCGTCGAGCGCGTCCAC